TCAATAGGTGGCTACTTTACCAGATTCTTTTGTGTCTGTAACGACAGATTGCACGTAGGACAATAACCAAAAACTTTTTCGCCCATCCTTGTATGGCCTTTGGTATCTGCCTTCACGAATCCGAGCGTCTAGAGTTTCAGGTTCGATATTGAGCATGTGTGCAAATTCTTCACGACCAACTCGGCGTTCTTCTTTTGACTGAGCAATACGTTCAGCTACAGCAACAATCTTTTCTAGAATGCTAGCCTCTATTTTAACTATTTGTCCCATTTACTCCTCCTTACTTTCCGCTTTTCTAAAATCAGTGCCTTCTGGATCTATCCCAAAATATTCACAAATTTCTGTAGCTTTTGTCGCACCTGGCCCATGTCTGGAGACATGAACCCAATTCAAAACGTACTTTGGCTTTTTACTATTCATGAGAGCCATTAGATAAAGTTGCTCAAAATCGAGACTACTCATTCTTCACCAACCCTTTCAATCACTGTTTGGATTGCTTTCAAAGTCATGTCTTGATCAACTGGATTCATCAAAAGTGTTGTGATGTGCCAGCACTTAGTTTGATATTTTTGTGCATCTGCTTTGTGAGCTTTACAACGACGATCCAATTCTTCATTAAACAGAAGTAACTCTGCATGTTCTTGCTGAAGCTGCTCAAGTGTCATGTGCATATAGTCACTCATCCCTCAGCTCCTGATTCGCTTGCATCAATAGCACGTTCGATAACCACTTGGTCTTCACTCATAATATTTTCTTCATCACGAGTATTGTTTGGATGACAGATTGCTATGCCAATATGACCAATTGTTCGTTCTGCAACATCTTTCGGCACAACTACATAACCCTCTGGCACCGCCTGAGCTTTGGCTTTTTCTAGCTCTGCATCACGATGCTTTGCACATCTAAGCCAAGCATCCCAACGGCTATTCATGTTGCTTATTTCTTTCTGAGCAATTTCAGAAGGATTGTTTGATCTAGTCATAAACAGTTCATGCTCATGACTAAAAATAATGTCTCTTCTTCCTTTGTAATATTGGAAGGTATTCAGAAAAGCCTCTCTTTCCTTATTCAAATCAAACATCATTAGGCCCTCAAATATTCTTCTTTAGTCCACTCAACAAACTCTTTATAAAGCTGCTGCGCGGGTTTATTTAACCGGTTGTGATAGTCGATCGTTATGCGGCGCCAAGCGACTGGTACCGCATAATGTTTGGTTAGAAACATTGCTTGATCCATGCCTTGCCGGACTATTACGTAGCCCAGCAATTGCAAGTAGTACATAAAACCAAGCATGTGTTTTTGGCTCACTTTCTTGTACTGATCTTTCATGTTAGAAACCGTCCACTAATAAATAATCAGGGGGAGATTCTTGTTGAGTAGGTGTAGGATTCTCTAATTCATAGCGGCGTTTTCTCACATACCCCATTAGCTTCGGTTGAATCTGCGGATCTCGTGCAGCCACGTCTATTTCCAAAGCATCTAGCGTTGTAAGGTCTGGTGCAGTTTGGATTTGAACCATTAAAGAGGGTGGCTCATTAGCAGATGCCTTTTCTTTTTCTAGCTCTTCAAGACGTTTGTGAGTGGCGAGAAGGATAGGCTTCATTTG